GGTAGACTTATCCACAGTTGCTGGTAACAAAATCAGCAATCCGCCCTGGGTCAAATTTCAATCGGCAGGGTGGGTCAATTTTCCATCAGCGCCAACAACGGCTGGACGCACGCGGGCCAGCCGACGCAGGACATGCGCATTCCTGATTCGGTGATCCGCGTGATGCGCCACAAGGGCAAGATCGGCGAAGGCATCGACCATCCCGCCGTGTTCCCGGTGGCGCTGCCGCAGTTCGTCATCGAGGCGTTCAGCAACATCGGTGATCTGGTGTTCGAGCCGTTCGGCGGCAGCGGCAGCACGATGCTGGCCGCGCAGCGCACCGGGCGCGTCTGCCGCTCGGTCGAGATCGCGCCGGAGTACGTCGATGTCGCCATCCGGCGCTTCCGGCAGAACCATCCCGAAGTCGCCGTCACGCTGCTGGCCACGGGTCAGACCTTCGACGAGGTCGAGGGCGAGCGCATCGAGGAGGTTGCGGCATGACCAGCTCGTGGCTCGCCGACAAGATCGAGCAGTGGCCGACCGCCAAGCTCGTGCCCTATGCACGCAATGCGCGCACACACAGCGACGCGCAGGTGGCGCAGATCGCCGCCAGCATCGCCGAGTTCGGCTTCACCAACCCCATCCTCGCGGGCAGCGACGGCGTGATCGTCGCCGGTCATGGGCGGCTCGCTGCCGCGCAGAAACTCGGCCTCGAAATGGTGCCGGTGGTCGTGCTCGATCATCTGACGCCGACACAGCGCCGCGCGCTGGTGATCGCGGACAACCGCATCGCCGAGAACGCCGGGTGGGACGATGAACTGCTGCGCGTCGAGCTGGAAGCCTTGCAAGACGAAGGCTTCGACCTCGACCTGACCGGCTTTGACGCCGACGCGCTGGCCGACTTGCTGACGGGCGATGAACCGGATGGCGAAGGCGAAACCGATGACGATGCGGTGCCCGAGGTCAGCGAGACGCCGGTCTCGCGCCGGGGCGACGTCTGGCTGCTCGGCGGCCATCGACTGCTATGCGGCGACGCCACCGTGGCCGCCAGCTACCGCACCTTGCTCGACGGCGAGCCGGTGGACATGGTGTTCACCGATCCACCGTACAACGTGAACTACGCCAACAGCGCGAAGGACAAGCTGCGCGGCAAGGATCGCGCGATCTTGAACGACAACCTGGGCGATGGTTTCTACGACTTTCTGCTGGCGGCGCTGACGCCGACCATCGCCCACTGTCGTGGCGCGATCTACGTTGCGATGTCATCCAGCGAACTGGACACGCTGCAATCGGCCTTCCGCGTGGCGGGCGGCCACTGGTCGACCTTCATCATCTGGGCGAAGAACACCTTCACGCTCGGTCGCGCCGACTACCAGCGGCAGTACGAGCCGATCCTGTACGGATGGCCCGAGGGCGGCGAACGCCACTGGTGTGGCGACCGCGACCAGGGCGACGTGTGGCAGATCAAGAAGCCGCAGAAGAACGACCTGCACCCGACGATGAAGCCGGTGGAGCTGGTCGAGCGCGCGATCCGAAATTCGAGCCGCCCTGGCAACGTGGTGCTCGATCCCTTCGGCGGCTCAGGCACGACGCTGATCGCCGCCGAGAAATCGGGACGGCTGGCGCGGCTGATCGAGCTCGACCCGAAGTACGTCGATGTGATCGTGCGCCGCTGGCAGGACTGGACCGGACAACAAGCCACCCGCGAATCCGATGGGGTGGCGTTCGACGATCTGTCAGGACTCGGGGAAACTCGGGTAGAGGTCGCCGCTGCTGATATCGGCAACGTAAGTGACGTTGCGGAACTCGTCGGCGTGGTCGGCAAGGATGACGCCGCCGACTGACTTGATTGCCACCCCGTACTTGCGGGTGAGCGCGGTCAATTCGGCGACGAACTCGTCGTAGTTGGCTTCGATGGTCAGGTTGGTGGTGACTGCGGCCATGTCGCTCTCCTCAGGCGGCGAGTTCTTCTTCGACGATCTCGCAGTGAATCACGAAGCCCGTCAGGTAAGGCAGGCCGCGCGGGATGCCGTAGTCTTTGCTGGTCTGGCGTCCGATCTTCGAGCCCATCCACTGCTCGGTGGCGGCGTGGATCGCGTCCGCCAGGGCGCGACCGGCGTGCATCTGGTTCAGGACATCGTCCGCGAAGTGGCGTCCGTGCCGGCTGTCGAGGAAGGCCCGGACTGAGTCGAGGGGCTGGTGCGTGGCATCCGAGATCGCGGTCATCGCCGTCGGCCAGGCTGCGGTGGCGTTCTCGTTCATCGTGCCCCAAAAGCCCCAGGCGTCGTTGCGGGTGGCGGGGATATGGTTGGTGTTGTCCATCGTGGGCTCCTTGTGGTTGATCGTTGCGACACCCGTAGTAACGCGCTGTTCGATTGAGAAGCCAAGCTGTTCTCGGCTTCTTTCTCGATCTTTTCGATTACCCGAGGCGGGCCACGTAGCGGGCGTAATCGCCGCCCTCCGGGTTGACGTACAGATAGGGGCGACCCGGCGCCTTGACCTCCACGCAGAGGTAGCCGTCGCCCGCACCGCCGCCTTTGCCGCGTAGCCAATCGCGCGATACCAACAGGCTGCTGGCAAAGGCGTCGAACTCGGCCGGGGTCAGTTCCTTGGTCTCCGTGATGTAGATCTTGGTCTGCCCCTGGCCGCCGACTTCGCCAAGATCGGCAGGCTTGCGCGCGAACGGCAGGCGGATGCTCAACTCCTCGACCTCGATGGCGTTGTCGCCGATTTGGAGAGTGCGAGGGGTGCGTTCGAGGGTGATGGTCATGGTGCTCATGGGCTGTTCTCCTTGGGATGCGTCGTCAATCACGACACCAGCATGAACGCGCTGTTCGCCTGGGAAGCCAAGCGTTTTCAAGGGTGGTGGCAATGGATTATTCGGGGGTGCAGGCAGTGCCCGCACCCCAGCGCTGATCACGCAATCCGATACACGCGCTCGCCGCCCTCGGCCTTGTCCGAGACGATGGCGAGTCCGAGTTTTTTCTTGAAGGCCCCGGCGAAGGTGCCGCGCACCGTGTGCGCCTGCCAGCCGGTGGTCTCGCAGATCTGGCGGATGGTCGCGCCCTCGGGGCGCTTGAGCATCCGGATGACCTCGGCCTGCTTGCTGTTCTCGCGGGTGCGCGGCGTGGCCTTGGCCTCCTGCTTCCACGTGGCTTCGGCGGCAGCGACGTCCTGCTCCAGTGCGGCAGCGAACTCGGGCGTCGGCTGCTGGACGCCGGGGCGCGGCATGCCCAGCGCGTCGTAACCCTCGGCGGCAATGCGCCAGCCCTCGCCGTCGGGCGTGATGAGGGCGCGGTTGAACATGCCTTCCAGCACCTTCTTGCGCGCGCCGCCTTTGACGTTGTCGGGGAACCACTCGATCTTGCCGTCGCTGGAGTGAATGGCCTTGGCGAGGATGGCGTGCTGGGCCGGGGTCAGTTGGATGGTGCTCATGGTCTGCTCCTTTGCAGTGGTTGATCGGGATCGTGATGAACGCGCTGTTCGCCGGTGAAGCCAAGCTCTTTCTGCTTCAACGCCTGCGCAGCGACGAGATGCCTGCTTCGGCCAGTTCAAGGGCGGCGGCATGGAACGCGGCTTCCGCGAGCCAGGGCGCGTCCCGAGCGTCATCCAGGAGTTGATCGATTACCGCCTTGGCTCGTGCGCGCATCGAAGCGCATGCGGCTTCGAGGTCGGCATTGCTGGCGGTAGCCACCTCGTTGCGGCAGGCGCGCACCAAGACCGTCATGGCGGCTTCGGCGAGCTTGACTGCAAGGGTGTCGAGGGATGGGTTGTTCATCGTTTGTCCTTTCGACGTGATTGATGGCGTGACGTGATGAACGCGCTGTTCCCGATGGAAGCCAAGCTCTTTCTCGACGAAGGACGAACACATGATTGAAGGTGCCGATGGGAATCTCGATTCGCGCCTACGCGCGTCACCGTGGCGTTTCCGACGCGGCGGTGCGCAAGGCCATCGCCGCCGGGCGCATCACGCCAGAAGCGGACGGAACCCTTGACCCGCAGCGCGCCGACGCCGAGTGGGCGCGCAACACAGAAGCGCCACGCACCGGCACGCGCGCTCGCGCCGTTAAGGCTGCGGTGCCGCCGGAAACCGCCACCGTCGCGCCTGTGGGCGACGGTCAGGCCGCCTTGCCCACCGGCGGTGCGTCGCTGCTGCAAGCGCGCACTGTCAACGAGGTGGTCAAGGCCCAGACGAACAAGGTGCGGCTGGCCCGCCTCAAGGGCGAGCTGGTCGACCGCAACCAGGCCATCGCCCACGTCTTCAAGCTGGCGCGCGCCGAGCGCGATGCGTGGCTGAACTGGCCCGCGCGTATCTCGGCGCAGATGGCGGCGCGGCTGGCGGTCGATCCGCACACGATGCACGTCGCGCTGGAAGCCGCCGTGCGCGAGCACTTGCAGGAATTGGGCGATCTGCGCCCGCGCGTGGACTGATCGGGAACTGATGGACGTCGACTACGAAGGTGCTGCCGAAATCGAACGTGCGTGGCGCGAAGGCTTGACGCCCGATCCGCTGCTCACCGTGTCGGAATGGTCGGATCGGCACCGGATGCTTTCCAGCAAGGCGTCCGCCGAGCCGGGCCGCTGGCGCACCAGCCGCACGCCATACCTGAAGGCCATCATGGATTGCCTGTCGCCGACCTCGCCGGTCGAGCGCGTGGTGTTCATGAAGGCCGCCCAGCTCGGCGCGACCGAAATGGGATCGAACTGGATCGGCTACGTGATTCATCACGCGCCGGGGCCGATGATGGCCGTGTGGCCGACGGTGGAGATGGCCAAGCGCAACTCCAAGCAGCGGATCGACCCGCTGATCGAGGAATCACCCGCGCTGGCCGAATTGATCGCTCCGGCACGCTCGCGTGATTCGGGCAACACGATTCTGGCGAAGGAGTTTCGCGGC